TGGAAGAAGTACTCGCGGAAAGGGTCGCCATCTTCGGTTGGAACAATGCGAATCGCTTGCTCGCCGTCGTTGGGTCGCCAGAACTTGTTATCGCCGGAATCTTTATTTTGGAGAGCATCCAGCTTCGCTCTCATTTTTGACAGGTCAATTGCCATGTTGATTTTTTCCTTTTGTTGGTTATAGTCAAGATGATAAATCTCTCATCTTGCTGTATACAGTATAGCTTATTCTGAAGTCAAAGTCAAGTGTTATTTTGAACTTTCTTCAAAGGGGCTATCCACTTCGATCTCTGTCACGTCGCCGTCTGCTGTTTTCCAATTAAACATGCGGAAGGCATTCGTGTCCAAATCCCATACCAGTTCCATTCCCTCTGCGAGAGTGGACTTGCGACCGGTTCCCTTGATCTGAGAAGTGATAAACTTCTCGGGAATGTCAGTCATACGGACAAAGCGCATGGTGCGCGTGTCTCCGTTCTTCTTAATAAATTTACCGTTATATGCTTTCATCAGCATTATGTCTCCTGTTGTATCTCTGATGTGTTGGCTATTAAATAGCCATAGTTGTTGTTGTAGTCAGTAGAGTGAATCCGCACCGAAACAATGGTTTCATCACCTACCATGGATGCGCTACGTTCGCGCAAAGATGTAAATAGCTTGCCGTCTGTTTCAAGCTGTTTTTTATTGATAGCATAAATATAACACCTTTCGTTGATGGTGTCAAGGGGAAAAAACAACTTTTCTTCATTTTCTTCAATATCCACCACACCGAAGGTTGAAACACGGGCTGTTGCCAGCGAAGTCGCGGGTGTGTTGTAGACGGTCTTAGTGTTCAAGAAAACGTTTGTCATGTGAACCGTGTTGACGATTAATTCATTTAGACGTTCATAATACCCGATAACGGGCACGCTGTCAAGTACTTCTTCTACTTTTTTATTATCGACTAGGTAAATCTTCTCAAAAATGCCAGACCGCGCATACTCCTGCAATACATGATACGCTACTCGTTCATGCATTAGTGCCTCTTTACTAAGGAGCGCACGATCTGGTTTGACATAAAGGATATTAATCTTGCAACGCTGGACTTGCTCTAGGATCTTTAATGTTGCTGCCGATACTTTGCCGGCGCCACAAACAATAAACAAAACTTCTTCGCCCGCCTTTAGCGGCTTGAAGAAAGCCTTGAGATTTAGTGCATCGCTCTCATAGGCTTCTGCACTATCCGACTCAGGAATGGGATAACAGTCCTTACCCTTCACCAACCCTACGTCAATCTTAAAAACATTGTATTGTGGATACTGTGCAAACCCATCTGCGATATTGCAGCCGGCAGCACCCAAACCGATGATATTCATTTCTCACCTCAACTATATAAAAAGCTTTTCCAGTTACGGACAATGGATTCGTTAGTAGCGTCTCTTGGCGGCTCTGCGGTCCTGTCGTCGGTGGTCTGGACGTGCTCGCCCACCACCTGATTGAACACAGCCTGCACTCTTGCTGCCAACTCGTCTTCGTCGTCGTTATGCTCAATCGTGACTTTCATAGCCTCGATTTGTTCTTCGCTACTGTTGTCGTTGACCTCAAGCACCATGTACAGCCTAATCGTCGGATTGTCGCCCGTGCCAATGACTCCAACCTTTGTAATCATATTTGGATAATGCCTGTCATCACCCGGTGTGCCCTCTTCGTTCCATGCATGTTGAGTCAGCGCCTGACGCAACGGAACGCTAAACTCTCTGCTCATCAGAATCGTCTTAACATCTTCGGGTGACATGTTGTCGGGGTAGTCTGGATATGCGAATGCTGTAGCCTCGACACCATAGTATTCCTGATAGTCTGCTTCTTCGGCTGTAACGTCCCACTCATATGTTTGAAACTCTCCGTCGTTTACTTCTTGACCAAATGTGTTGAGGGCGCCGCCGTCCATGTATCCGTCGCGCTTTGCCATGCGAGACAACTCGCCCTTGATTGCATCGTACATGTCGTCAATCTCGTTGACCTTGTAACAAACGTCTTGGAAAGAATCGGCGTTATAAACGTAGCCGTCCTCGGAGATATATTCGCTATCAAGTTGGATATCCAGAATGATGCCATCGCCGTCACGATAGAGGCGTGTGCCCCATGAAGAATCGTCCATGAAGCCCCATTCTCTATCGCGGAATTCATCAGCCCAATATTCCATAATCTTGCGAGCATCTGGAAGCGAGTTCCATTCGTCAGCGTCCCATCTAACGTGCATAATGGCGTTTACCTGAACGTAGTAGCCTTCGCCGCCGTCGTATACAACCTCGCCTTTGATATCGCATGCCTGCATTCGGTAAGACCAGTCGTCTGAAAGCTCGTTGACTCTCGCTTGTTCCGCAGCCATGGTTTGCTCTAGGAAATCCATTTCTGGTAGCGTGTCTTCTGTGTCTGTATTCTGTCCGACTCTTTCAAGCTCAATGCCTGTCAAGTCGTGGATGAGTCCCTTGATATTATTATCCTCGTAAGATCCACCGTACTTAACCCAAAAGGCATCTTCTGGTACGGATGCGATAGTTTGCGCCTGACTCTCCTTAGCCCACGCCGCAACTCTCTTCTGAAAGCCGGGGATCTTGGAACCATACACGCGGGTTTCGGGAATGGCGATCTGGGCGCCCTTTTCGTACTTAGCTTCAGATGTGTCTCGATATACACGGACCTGACGCAGACGGACGCGAGAAAGCGGAACAAAGCTGGTGGTAAGCCCAACGTGACTGCCGCGCATATCATCGGCAAAAATCTCTTCGCCAGCATTGATCGCGGCTTCAGCGGCTTCAAGATTATTCGTCTCTGTGGCTTCAAACAGTTCTTCTGTGCTCACCACGTAGGCGACAGCGCCATGCCCATGAGCCTCTGCGACTGCGCATCTAAATTCTGATTGCATGTGTTGTTCGCGTGATGGTGGCGAATGACATGATGTGATTCGCTGGAAATCTGACATGCGGAGAATGTCTACGGGATCGCGTGTAATTATAATACTGTATCGGTCGCTGAACAGTTTGTCCATATTCTTCTTAATATAGCCGGCATTGTCCTTCCAAAAGTTTCCGAAGTCTACCGCCATTTCTGCTGCTGTGTTGGCGCCGTCCATCAGACCGCTGTTGCGGGCAGCGTAGCCGCCGTCCATCAAGCCGGGATTGGGAATATACAGCGACATCTGCTTATGCAGCCGCTCCCACGATTCCATCTGCTCTGCGTTGAGAGCATCTGCAGCCTCATTGCCAGTGACGTTGCCGGGATGACGGAGAGTGCGATCTGCCTTTTTCTGGATAATGGCAAGCAACTCATCCTGTCTGCGTGCGATATCCGCAATCTTTGCAAAGAGCTTGCCGATTTTCATCTGAATCTTCTTCTTTTTCTTCTCTGGGCGTGCGCCAGTGATTGCAGCCATGATGTCGTCTGCGTTGGACTTCGCTGAAACCTCTCTTTCGGCAGAAACCATGCCTTTTTCCCAATCTACCGTATATCCTTGGTCTTGGAGCGTTTTGGCAAACTTGCCCATATCGCTTGTTTCATCAAATGCTTGGAAATCGATGATAAGGCGCGTTTTACCTTCAAATAGGTCGTTGAACGCCAAATCCTCCGGTTCCATATCATCGATGGCATCTTGGATGACCGAATACTCGTCTTCATCGAGTTCTCTGAGCAATCTGCTCTCTGTGTACATCTTTGGCTTTTTAGCCGGTTTTCTGGCTTCTGTTAAAAACTTGCGCCAGCCATATTCGTCGTATTTCATGAAATAGCCTCTATCCTATAAATAGTTAACTAAACCGCAAATCTGAAAATTCTAGCGGCGAAAAAAATTTGCAATATCCACCTTTTGGTGAGCATTTACTTTTTGAGGATCAAATCCGTCATGTTGCCAAAATCTAGCCCAACTTTAGTGTTCACCTTGAAGGTACCGAACTCGGTTTGGCTAAAAAGGTTAATAAGTTCTGGTATCATTTTTCGTTCTCCATAGGCAAGGTCGATGACGATTGAATCATGAAGTGTGAAAGCGATTCGGCTTCTGTAGTTTCTAAGATGGTTATGGACTTCAATGAGTCTCCGGAGGGTAACATCCACGCAACTAGACTGAATAATGTAACTGAGAGAATGATGATGGTCGCTAGGAATGGTCCGTCCGAATCGTGTGGAGACATGTGTGCCGGTCCAATGCGAGCTAATAATTCTCTCTCTTCGGTACGTTTCTTCCAGTAGTTTTTCCACAGACCCATCATTAATACCTAGTGTGCCGGTGACGTTTTTTCTACCGTATAACCAAGCAAAGATTCTGCGCTTCGCCTCTTGCCTATCAATGTCACCAAAGATATTCTCTATATTCCACTGATGAATGTCAATGTCGGGCTGTTCTTGCCCTGCCAAAGCCAAAGCCACACGTAGTTCAGCAGCGTTGTAATCTAGCTCCAAAAACCAGTCATTGTTGGGCTTAACCACCGAACGATACTGCTTATCGAGCGTTAGTATTGGAAAGCTGCCCGGCACGTTCGTCAAGCGACCGGTTTTAGTACCCCATATGTTATAACGACAGTGGGATGAATACTTCTGAAGGTTCTTTACAAACTTTCGCGTAGAAGCCTTGTGGTAGATGGGGCGAATGCCTTCCATGTTGAGGGTCAATTCATTATACCGAATATCATCGAGCGTCACTCTTAGCTGCTTGATGAAGTCATAGTTGTCAGGCTTCTCATAGCTGTCGAATACGTGTTGCGTGATCTTGTTCTTAACCTCACAATAGTCCAATAGAAATTGGCGGGGTACAAGATCGAAGAAACAATTCTCGTCCAACGAAACCTTGGCGAACCCGAAGGAGCGATAGTACGCTTTCAGCTTATCCCTCACGCCTTCCCACTGCGTGCGCAAATGCGGCGGACATACTTGATCCAATGACATGCCTCCGCAATAAAGCTTGGCATATTCTATATCAGTGTCCTGCAAAAACGTGCTGTAGTCCCATGTCTGCGACAATCCTGTGGGGATGGTGTCGTGTATGAGTTCACCGTCCACATAGACGCCTACGCAGTCCTTCTTATCATCGAGAGTTTGAAATAGCAAGAGCTTGCCTTGTTTAAATGTAGATAATAAATTGTCCGCGACCGGCGGAAGATCGTTCGCGTGCTTCGTGTCGTCTAAATGCTTTTGACTTGTCGAGGACTGTCCTGAACGGGGGATTCCCGCCGGGTGCTGCCAACCGTCGCGTCTTGTTGTTAATATAATCTAGTGCGCGGTTTCCGTCAAGTGTTTTCTGCAATTCTGCCAATATTTTTACATTTTGATCAAAGATCCTCTGGGTCCAATCAACTGCAGCCTCTCTTGCGCGGATCCAAAAATAAAATCGTGCAGCAAAGGTGGCGCCAAGGGTATCGCTGAAGACCTCATATGATGATGGAGCCATGCCGGGCTGGGACATGCGGGTGTCTGCCTTGCCTAAGAGCATGGCATGGTTCCGCCTCCGGATGGACGAATAAAGCATATCCTGTGGTGTCTGTCTGCCGTCAAACTTGATTGGCTCGCGTCGTTTCGTAACTTGAATAATCTCTCCCTTGAACCAAACCTGATCGGCTTGTGTGGGAAAAGCTTGTGCAAACGAGTTCCACATGCTGCAAAAATAGTTCATCAGAACCTTGAGGTCTGTACTGTCTGCCCTATAATAGCACTTGCGGAACATAATGTCAAGGTTTCTTGTCTGCCATTTTTTAATTAACTCATCATACCGGTGTGCCATCTTGTAAGCACGGTCCCTCTCGCCGGGGATTGTCTGAACACCGGTAGCCGTGGCGTGCCACCTATCCCTTCTCCTTGTCAGCTCTGTGATGGGCGTGCCTTTGCCTCTGTGGTCTTTTCCTTCTGCTGCAAAGTCACGAATATATGTGCGCATAGCTGTGGAATGTACATCTGCTACCAGTCGCCATGGAGCATTGAAATCTATAACAAAGCCGTACTTAGAGGCAAACGCAACAAACAATTCAAAATTGGGGTCATTCAAATACGACTCTTTCTTCACAACATCATTGCCAAAGTCTTCATCCCACAAATCGATCTGCCACCCACTAATGCTGCGGCTACAGTCGCGGCTCAGGATAAAGCCTGAACGTGTGATTGGTATTTGTGGCGTGATAACGTCGATAAAGTAGATCATGTTCCTCATAAAATCTTTGAAGGTTAATATCTTTTGGCGGCGACCATCCTGCAGTGTCCACTGTTGAAAACTTTCAAATACCTTCTCCATGTGCGCTTGATACTGTGGATGTATGCTCTCCCACGCCTTGTGTACATGAATACCCCCAGCAATCGGAGCATATTTACCCCCCGGATAGCAGCGCGCCTCTTCTGGGCTTCGATCTCCTGTTGATGTGCGCTCATAAAACTGTACCCATGCCTTTGTCAGATCTCTGAAAGCCTTTGCGACGAAAGCCGGCGCCTGATGAGTGCCGTTGCCTTCAATCAACGATTGGAAATATGTCTCTGAAATGTAAATAGGGTTTTGCTTCAAATCGACCTTCCCGTACATCTGTTTTTCGTACCAAAAATCGATCATCGGCAACGGGAGTCGGGGGGCGCCTGATTTGGTGTCTCCTTGTTGCATGGTGTACCTAGGCGCAAATGATTCCCAGTGAATCCTGCGCAGGAACATGTCGCTTGGCTTGTCAGTGTTGGTTGCACCCCACCATTGGGCGTCTGGGTTTCCATTTCGCCTTGCCTGCTGTATTTTCAATGCCGGCAGTTGAATGAACTGGTGCAGCGTCGGCTCATGACCGCTGCGATATGGTATGCGGCGGATCCCTTTTCTCTTGCGAGGATCCTTAGCCTCAAAGATGCCGGGAGGGTCTTCCATAAATTCTACCGCGCCCGTATTAAAGCTCCGCTTTTTCTTCATTGATTTCTCGTCAGAATCAGATGCCATGGCAGGTCACCTCCTTAATATAAATACTATTCCTACCAGATTTTCCACCAAGGATCAGAAGATTCTTCGCCCTTGCACGGATCTCCGTCTGCAGTGTCTCCCTCCAGATCCGAAGCCTCTAATGTATCTCCATGTCCGATTTCGTCGGAAGGACCAAAGGGGTTGATTGCAGCCCACGCGCTTTCTGCCATAGAGGAGTAAGTGTCCGTAATGTTTGTAATATCCTCTGCGGTTGCTGCGGTACCGCAATCTGGTTCGCCGATATTAGGTTTCCCTGCACCACTGTCAACCCATGTTGCTTCAATTTCTGTATCGTATTGTCCGCCGCGAGTAATCTTAGAACGTACCTTAATAATACTATGATAGCCACCCAATCCTAAACGAAAGGCGGCGCTGCCTCTCTGGTTGGGAAGTCCAATGCTCCAATGTGGCCACACGTAGATGTATTGTCCCGGGAAATGTAGATTATTGCCCACCATTTTTACCTTGCAATTATAAAGCTCTCGAATGTTCGCCAAGGCGCCCTCCTCTGATTGCCTTGCCTCCTTGAGACCCTGAACATCCGACTTGCTAAACTCGATAGTTTTCACAAGCCCGCGATCTTGCCCAATAGTGTAGTGGACAATGCCGCGTCTTCGGTCTTCGGATTCGTTGCCCAACATGTCTGCCGTTACTCCTGACTGCATGTAAAACATCATGTAATGAAAGCCCGGCTCTTCCGGATTGATTGAACCTTCGGGGAAAAGAGATTTCAACGTTGATAGGTCGGCTCTGTTGGTGCCAGTGTATGGAGCCAGCCGGTTGCCCGGTCCTTCCGACTTGGTTGAGAAACATATTCTAGCCACGTCGCCAGTTTGAGCGCCGGCATGATGCTTTTTGTTTGTAAAACACTTAGGTTGGAGTGCGGGCTTAATGATGCACTGCATAACATCCAGTAGGAAAGACCTCACAGAGTAGTTGTTTCTCTCTGGTTGTACGACCTTCTCGTTCCAGAATTTTAAAAACAGGGTATAAGAAATGGGGATATCTGCCAAGCTACAAGTCACCGTACTACCATCTCTGGGGTATGCGTACTGCGCTGGACCTAAAATCACTGCCATGTCTTTTAGTGATGGATCACAACTGCGCGGATCTTCACTTAGATCACCGAAGCAGTCGCAGGCAAGCTCAACGATATCGCCCAGAAAACAAAAGTAAATATCGTCATCTTTAACGTCGTCTGCTTCTGCTTTTTCTGCTTCTTCAGCAGGGTTGCTGTTCCAGCCTTGGTCTCCAATGGTTAATGTTGCAACACCGCCGCTGGCGTCAGAGGTCAGTGGCACCCTTTGGTTGCCGGTGTTCTTCGTCCATGCTTTAAAAAAACCGTTGTCCAAATTCAAGTGGCGGATCTTCGTGCTGAGTTGATCGGTAAATGCGGCGTAAGCGTTGGCTCTGTTCTTGTCGTTGAGTTCTGATGCCGTGTCTTGAAGTTCTTCCAGTTCATCGATTGCGTCTTGGTTGGCATCCTGCAACTCCCCTGCATCGGAGGTTCCTGCTTCGGCACAAGCTGATGCCTCTTCGATATCCTCTATCGTCTCTTCGACTGCTTGTATCTCTGCGTTAACATCTTCAATTGTGCGGTCGTCTGCGTTGTCGAATGGGTTCCACCACGCACCTTCGTTCACAACGGCTCCAGATACCCGGGACTCGCCGCCGGGAAAAATAATATCAGCAGCTTTTGACTCTAGAGTTGTTTCAACAGCCGCCCAATACTTAACCGACACATCCATAGAGCCGTCCTCTTTCATCTTAATCTCATGCGAGACCAGATTCAAAAACATCGAAAGCTGCATTTTTCTTAACATTCGGATCAGGTTCTGATTATACTCAGGGTGGTTTTCCAAGTTGCCACCCTCAACTGCCCAACCAACCTCGGCACGAATCCTGTAAAACTTTGGATCATATTCTTCTTCTAATCCTGCGCCGCCTTCCGGATGCAAAATCAACTCTAATGGAGAGGGAGCGCCGCCGCGTGAGGATGGCAGATAATCGCTGTTCGGGTCTCCACCGAGATCTAGACCGCCTGTTAGATCTTGCATAGACTGAAAGTGCAGTACCATCTTTACTTCAATAACCTTGTCGCCCTCGGCGGGGTTAGTACCAGCAAACTCCCAGCTAAACTCTTTGATTCCGTGACCGCCAGAGCGACCACCCTGAGCGCTAGTTAGCGCGGACAACCGGTTCGATTCTGTGAACCCTGGCCATTGAAACTCTGCCTCCGAGAATCCTTCTGAAGAGTTCTCTGGAAAGACTCGAAAAATTCTTACCTGTGGTTGTAGTAACGCCTTCTGTGCAGGGGTCATACTAGTAAACTCTACCAAGCCCTCGCGCTGAAGAAATCTGGCTAAAAAATCAGTAACTGCTTCTGTGGCTGGCTCCGGTGGCTTCAGGCAATGAAACTGATAGTAGCCGCACTGAGCATTGAGCGGCGACAAAACATCGTGCGCGTAATCCATCAAGAAACACTGATGATCAAACGTTAATTTAGTATCATTTGATTCATCCGGATCCTCGGTGGCAGCAGCATTGCCGCTAGCCGGCGCAGCCGGATCTGTGCCGGCGCTGCCGTCTTCAGCAGATGCATCTGTGCCGCCAGCCGCCTCTGCTGCAGCAGCCGGATCTGTTTCTGGAACCTCTGGATCAGCCATAGAACATTAACCTTTCAAGTATTTTAGTACCGTTGTTATTGGAGTCGGGATCTGGATCGTATCCCCCATTTCGATATGACTCTCTGTTGGCTTCTTATTAAACCACGCAATAACCCACCACATCTGGGAGTCTCCATAATATTTCTGTGCCAATTTCCAATATGCATCTCCCGTCTTCCAGAGATGGGGGATCCTCTCAATGGTATCCGCGATCTCTTTCCCTGTGGGATATTTCATGTTAGGCGTGTTGTAATGCCTGATCCCTTTGAGACCTCTTTCCTCAAAGATTTCTTTATAAAACTCAGTTTGATTCCTCAAAAGGGTTCTGCTGTTATAACGTCCCATTTCTTGTCTCCTTGATCATTTAATCGTCACCCAAGCCCGGGAATGGAATTCCACCGCCGGCGGGATCGTCTGGGTCACCTAAAGGCGGGGCTCCGGTGGCGGAGCTTGCGCCTCCGGATCCGCCGGTGCCTGTATTGTACGGGAAGCCGGCTTGCTGCCTGCCCATCGCTGCATCGCCGCCCTCTTCGGCTGCGTTCGATACAGACCAACCCATCGCATGAGTATGCAATACGGTAAACTCTGCCGACAATGTGAGCTTCAGAGGGTAGAACTCGCCGACGCCGGGATCCACAATACCAGAATCAAAATCTGGCTCAAACGTGAACCCACCAATAAAACCAACCAAGCCATCAGCAGATGCAGGCGCTCCACCGATGCCGTCAGACATGGCGCTGTGAGCAAAGTTTCCAAACTTAAATTTAAACAGCGGCGAAGAAGCAATCGTTTGGGCGCCGCCTGCTGCCCCGGCTGCGCCGGCTGCATATGACGGGTATAGCATAGCCATAAGCTTTTCCGCTTTCGCCATATTCAATTTTGCCTCATCGATGCTAGCAGCAACCACATCCCACTCCACACTGATCGATCTCGCAGTACCTTGGAATGCGCCGATAGGATCCATTCGACCATACACCGCCTCCGTATTCCACTCAGATTTATATTCGTCAGAAAAACTATTGATCATTGCCTTGAACACAACATTCGTGGCGCTGGGGATGTGATAAAAGTCCAGCACCATCTTTTTGTGCTCAGCCAAATGGGTAGAGCCGTCGTCATATGCGAACGAACCAAAGCCAGATGTATCACTCATTGTCGGGGGTACTCCTTAAGCATTAAAGCATTACTATAACTAGTCAGGATGGTAAGAAGTTCGATGCTAGAAGCCCTTTAGTCCATGCTTACTATCGATTGCTGCATCAACCGCTCTCGCAAATTCATCACCATCAATATTGAGAACAATATCTTGACCAGACTTGCCGCCCTTGCCGCCGGCACCCTTACCGCCGCCGATGACCTCTCGGAGAGCTTGCACGAATGCGTCCTTGTCTGCAGATTTCATGTGCCGCTGGGCTTTGGCATAATCTCTTGCCGCAACAGCCATGCCTTTAACGTTGTCTACGTGTTCTGGCTGTAGATGTATAGCCGAATCTATAAGACCAACCATCGAGTCTGCGGCAACACTAAATGCCACCGTCTTTGACTCTGGCAGTTTGTGCAGAGCCCAAGCAAGCCACAAGATTCCCCATCCCAACTCTCTCAGTACCTTCGCAACACCCTTCAGATCCGTAAAGCCGGTAAGCCCTTGGGTCAAAGCTCCGAGAGCCGTAGCATTTTCTGGCGGGATTCGGCTCAAGGCATCGGCGAATGAAGATAGAGCCTTTCTTAGTGTCTTCAATCCTGTGCTCATAAAGGGCATCGACGCGGCAAAGCCAAGCTTGAGCAAGCCCCAAGCCAACGTTGGTAGCGCCCAGCCGAGTTGTATGAAGCCCATCGCCAACATGCCGAAACCCTTTGCGTGGGGAAGAATCATTGCCAAGGTTTCACCAAAATATCTAAGCGGCAGATTCAGTGCCAACAAAGCGATTGCCATCATAATGCCGCCGAAGAACATCGGAACACCTGCAGCCAACAGCGCCCAGCCAGCCGGCATCATCCACGACGCAAATTCATAAAAGTCCTTTCCTAGCTGCGGAAGGTACCCAAGAGTATAGTCTGTGACCCATGGTTGTACGCCTAGCCACAAGTACGCCAATCCAGCAGCCGTCATGACGGCGCCGAACATAAAAGCGACTCCGCCGATAAGCAGTGCCCAGCCTGCAGGGAGCATTGCCCAGCCGAACGCACGGAAGTCTTTCCCTAATTCTGGCAAGAACCCTAACTCATAATCTGCCCACGGCTTTACACCCCAATGTAGTACGTGAAGTCCAAGCGCTGCCGCCGTAGCACCGAGCATAAATGCGCCGCCGCCAATCGCCAGAGACCAGCCAGCGGGAATCAGTGCCCAGCCAAATGCGGCAAGGACAATGGCAAGAGGAATCAGGACATCTACATAATCTTCAAATGCGGATACGCCCTTCGCCAGTAGGAGCAGACCTAAGCCCAAGACTCCAACTGCGAGACCGACCTGCATTGCGCCGGCGAAGACAAACTTGCCAGCGATCTCCAGTAAGATACCCAAGACTATAAGACTGCCAACCATCATGAGAATGCCGTCCCACGTTACATCATTAAACTGTTTGACTCCCATGCCCAAAAGCAGTAAGCCTATGCCCAAAACACCCACAGCCAAGCCAACCTTCCAAGCTGCAGTTTCCATAAACTTTGCAGCAACCTTGAGTAAGACACCCATAAGGATAAGACTAACGATCATAAAGCCAATTGCTGGCCAAGTTACATCATTAAACTCTTTGACACCTTTGCCTAAGAATATCAGCCCGAGCCCTAAGACTCCGACTGCGAGCCCCACTTTCCACGCGCTATCATTAAGAAACTTGGAAACAATCGCAAGACCGATACCGAAAGCGATCAGTGAAACGAGAGCAATCATCATTGCGCCGGGCATATCATCCCCAATGAACTGCTTGATCCCTAAGCCCAGCAGATACAAAGCAATGCCAAGCCCCAGCAATGCCCCGATCATCTGAGGCAACACCGGTGTCAACAATCCCATAGGTTTTATCGCGAGTGTCAATACCCAAAAGAAGCCCACAATCGCCAGCCCTAGAATTGGCAGACCGACAGAGACAAGACCAATAAACGCAGCTAGACCTACCAAGGCTGGCATAATAGCCTTGGGCATCTCTAAGAATGCAAGGACCAATTCTTTAAGTGACCAGATGATCACTGCAACAAGAATTATCGGAGCCGCCACAGCGAGAGCTAGTCCCATCAGTGCCATGCCCAACGAGAAAATCGCCGGCAGATATTTGGTTGCAGCTTTACCAATCGCCTTAATGCCTTTAGCCAGAGCCTTTGATGCTGGCGCACCTGCGGCGGCTGAAGTTGTCTGAGTGTTCTGAGCTATGCTAAGCCAGCCTGTCACTTTAGTCAGTGCTGCTTTGACCCCCATTTCTGATAACATTTGGGAACTCATTATGCTGCTCCAAGTCCAATTAAGCACTTTCATTTTCTTCAGCAACATGTAGGCAGCGCCGAGACCGATTAAGGTCGGGATAAGCATGCCGCCCGTCATATCATTCAATGCCAAAAAGCCATCCAACAATCCGTGTACAAAACTCAGGATAGGCTGGACAGCTACGGCAAACTGCTCAAAGATGCGCTTAAGTTTGTCTTGCGCTGATGTTGCTGCTGCCGCACGTTCTTCTAACTTCTTTTGTGCTTCGGCATTGTCTTCAACCTTCCGCTGTTGTTTATCATATTCAGCTAGCGTCGTGCCAAAAACCTTATTCGCCTCGGTCATGTCTGAGATACCTGCTGCATTTGCAACAGCCATCTTTTCAAACTTGTTCATGCTGTCCCAACTCTTGCCAGACAACTGAATAGATTGAATCAGCAATCGGATTCTTTCTTCTTCCGAAGCGTTCAGAAGATCCATAGAATTCAGAACGCCGCCGCCTAGGACTGAGTTCAGTTTACCGGCAGCATTCGCGGCTCCTTCAAACGTGTCGAACTGAGTAGTGATACCCAGAAGAGCTTTCATTTCAATACCAGTAGCCTTAGCTGCTGCGGCAACTTCTTTAAAAACCTTTGTTGCTTCATCGCCATAAGCTGTAAACACGGATGCGTTCGCTTCAAAGTCTTTCGCGATCTTTCCTGCGCTAACGCCAAGGTCAGCAGCCATTGCAGCAAAATCCTTTTGAACCTTTATCGCTTGCTCTGCGGACATGCCAAGAGCTTTATTAAGGATCTCCATGTTCGCCGCTGTTGTCTTGGTGTCAATACCCAGAGCGTTCAACTGTGCCGTCGCTTCGACCAAGTTGCCCTGTGCTTCCTCGGTCATCTCTGTGAATTGGCTCATTTCCGTATACAGGTCACCGACAGCTTCGCCAGCAACTTCCATGCTCACGTTCCACTCAGCATTATTCTGCATGGTGTTCATGATCATGTCGTTGTACTCACCGGTACTGTTGGTAAGCTGGTTGGTCTTGGCAAACTGAGCGTCTGCTGCCCAAACCATTGCCACGGTCGCCTCTTGTACCTTCATCAGTGACGAACCAAGTATGTTCGCGGCACTAAACTGATCGACCAATGCCTGTCTTGTTCTCTCTAGGTTCTCTTCAAAGTCGCCCTGAAAGAATCTGCCAATGGTGGTGCCCTTCCACGCTCCACTGACGCCCGTAATCGCCTTGGCAGCTTTCTGAGCGCCGGCGGCTGATGCATCTGCAGCCTCGTTCTTCTCCCACTCAGCATCGACTTGTTGGAGCGTGCGTTCGTACTCCTCTTGGCTCATCGCGCCGGAGGCTCTATCGCGCTTTGCCTGCTGGCGCTGAATTTCGAGTCTCTTTTTTTCAGTCTGATATGTATTAGCTGCCCACTGCCCTGCTTCTTTAGCTTTGTCGGCGTTGGCTGTGAGGTGATCGTGCTGTTGTTGCAAATAGCCTACATGCTGCTGGGCAGCATTTGCGGCAGCAACTTGCGCCTGCGTCATCTTCTGGATCGCAGCGGTAATTTCGGCAACAGTCTTGCCCATCGCGGCGAGGCTCGTCGCCATGCCCTTTAGCGCTTTTGGATCTAAACCCTTTGTCGGATCGTCAGACATACTTCAATATGATCTCCTTGGAGCAGCGACCTATTTAAATGGCCAAACAATGCCTGTGCTACGCTCAAACTTTTTTACTGCACCACGCAGCGCATATTTGCTACGATACGTGCGCGGATCATCAAGTCCATATTTTACATAGTCTTTATAGTATCTTTTTTCACCGGCTAACGTACGAGCAAAGTCTTTAACCTGCCTCTTGTTTCCGCGTACCTTCATGGGTATATCTGCACCACCAAACATGCGCTGCATGATCATCTTAATACCCGTTCCGAACATCGACAAGAAGCTCTCGTTCATTTCGCCTCTTTCGGCTGCAGTTAAATCAATAACGATGGGGGCTAAATCACCTTGCTCTTCCATGGACGGTCCTCCGATTAAACACAATAGTCTCAACAGTAAATAGTTGATTAAAAAAGAAAAAGGACCGGGTTTTAAGCCCGGTCCTAGGAAAAAGCAGCCCAGCTACGGTTTCCGTACGCTAGGCATGCTAGGTCTGCTCATAGAAGGCATGCTGGAGGAACCCTTTTGATTGGATTTCTTCATCTGTTCTGCTTCATCTTTAAACTGCTTCTGCAGGCGTTCCATGAACCAATGGCGTAGTTTTACTGGGAGGTTATATGCCTCGATGAAACTCCATCCACCATGATACTTGAGCAGGAAAAAACACTCATACACTTGTGACATGTACTCATGACTTAGGCCAAAAAAAGTCCGCTGTAAACGGAACCTCCATTTCTTGAGAATATCCACACTCAACGCACTCAAAGTGTTGTCTGAGATCGTGGTTTGGCATCAGCGCCTGATACGCTGTTCTTAGAAACCGAGAATCGGCTGCTGGCATTGCGTTTACAAAGCCGTGTACGTGCTGCATTAGGGAGCTACCATTAACAGCCGTGATATATGTTCGCATCTGATCGGTCATCTGCGTGTCGTGACCAAGAAGGTTGGTTCTTGTCGTCTTAGCGTTGGCTTTTCTCATGCTATCGGCAAGTGCGGTCTCGTCGCGACCATTCATCAAACGAACAGTGACAGTAACCTCGGACTTGGGCAAGACAATATTAAACGTGTTGTCCTCGTTCCTTGTTACTGCATCGCTGTACTCTTCGGCGGCGAAGTACTCTGTGTCGAAGCCAGTTGAGACTCCTTCCGACAAGCTAAACTCGTACTCCTGTGCTGTGGCACATGCGGGGCACGTTGTCTTTGTCTTATACTCCTCGCCGTAACCAGAAATACGTGCTGAAACAAGAATAGCATTCTTGTCGCCGGTTAAAAGGTCATCGACCTTAACACGCTTGTCAACAATAATGTTCTGCAAGAACCTATTGATGGCTACCCCCTTCTTCAAGAGAGCGCGTGATGTAAGAATGTCTTCATCCTTGGCAGTCATGTACTTAATCTCGATGGTTTCAGCACCGCAAAGTGGGTGCCCCTCGGGATAGTACCTTCCTGCCGTGGGGAGTTCGACAAACTCGGTTGGGACTACAAAATTTAATTGTCCCGCTGATTGTTGAGTAGGCTGTGTAGCCTGTTGAGTTGCGGCTGATGCATCGGGGTTTTCCCGTGCGCCAGTACGCTCGTCGTTATTACGACCTGACATTAATCCTCCAATGTGGTATTAGTATACAATACTTAGTCAGTTTATTAAAATGTTTTTGTCATCTTTTAAGGTGCGGTTGAGCGAGTCGTGCTTCTCCAGCCTGCGCCGCCTGCAGCGTCACCAGCGTCTGGTCCACCAAGCTCTGCCCAATCGTAACGAACCTTAACAGTAATCTCTACGATATCATCAGACTCATAATCAAGATCACCGAATGTGACTTCCTTGATCCATGCGTTCTTGAGATACCATGTCTCGATTGCTGTAACGTCTTCGTTACCATCGCCACCAGCAATCTGCTGGATAGTAAGTCCACCAAGAGCAGCTACTGCCGACTCTTTCGTGATGGTTTGAGCAGCATGTGCTGCGGTGTCAGGAAGCTTATAGCCTGACATGTCGATGATCTTCAAAATGTTGTGTGCTGCATCCGGAGTAACAGGATCAACAAGTGTGAATTCGACTTCATTGTACTCTACTCGTCCCGGGTAATAGAATGAGTGGTTGATATAGCTATGCTTCACCTCCGATACTGTGAAAGTGGGCTTAGTTACCTTCTTAATGATCCAAGCTGGGATCTCGCCAACCTCCGAACTGATGCTGAGTAGCCACCTAAATTTTCTTTTAGGCTCGGTTGTGCTCACGCTCCAAAAATCTGCCATTTGTTAAATCCTCCGAATGATTCTTCGTAAACCTTATAGGTTTCTTTTTCTTCTATAATAAGTAGTAAAACGGTCAGGAAAAGCCCGACCGTTTTCCATTTTAGTCCTCGAATGCAGCACCGGAATCCGTGATAACGAAGTCGATGGCGATGTACTCGATTGCCTTAGCAGGCTTCAGGAAGATCTTAGCGTACATAATGTTTCTATCGATAAGATCTGGGGTAGTAGTCGTTTCGTCCAAGATGATCTTGAAGTCCATGAGTCCAAGGCGTGCCTTAACACTTCCCAAGAAGGGAGAGACCTTGGATGTGAACTTCAGCCATGTAGACTTGACGTTCTGATCAAAGAGCAACGTTGCCGCCATTCTTGAAATCTCGCGCTTGACGAAAATCATGAGGCGACGTACGTTGATGCGATCAAGTGCAGACTGAGTGACCTGAAGCGTCTTCTGACCGAAGATTACGATTCCCTCTGCGGGGAACTGTGCAATCGGGTTGATGTTTGCTTCGTAAAGATCATCACGCTCCTTGGCGGTCAGGCGTTCGCTGACTGCAATAACGGGAAGTCCACCACGACCCTCGGACAAGCCGCCTCGGGTGAAGCCAGCAGGGGCAAACCAAAGCTCCTGCGAGCGCTGACCATAAGACATGGCACCAAGGGCGACGACAGAGGGCGGTACCCAAACACGCTGAGCGGTTTGCGGATCCGAAATCTGTACCCATGGGAAGTAACACGCGCCGTAGCTGGAGTTAAGTCCTCGGGTTCTCATGTTGCTGACTGCAGTAGTAACGTTTGCTCCACGATTCTCAGCAGACTTAGTAGATTCTGTCTTCGGCGTGTAAGCGTTAGCGATATCAATAATCGCCAGACAGTCACCACGATCCTCTGCTGTATTAATCATATGGTTTGTCAAGCCTGTGTGGGTGATACCCGGGGCTGCGAGCAAGTCCATATCCACGACTTCGGGATCGGCAACCATGTCGATTGCCTTCTTGATCGTGTAGTATGCATAGTTAGTAGTTTCAGCAGCGTTGCTGGCAAGAGAAACGTTGTTAAACGGTTCAGATTGCTTAATGTCCACGCCCTCGAAACCACCATACAGTGGCAGAACGAAGCGGTTGGCGCCTGCATCCAGCGGTCCCTTGTAGGAAGAGCTAGCTGCCGACAGTGAGTTGCCAGCAATGCGCGAACCAGACAAGTAAGTGGTGTGCATAGCTTGTCCCGAGTTCGTTGACTTAATGTCATCAAGGGTGAAGTAGAAAGACACCTCAGTATCTGCAGACGATGCCGCATTGTAAGAATTGATACCGTAAGGAAGTGCCCCAACTGTGTCGCTCCAGCTATCCTCAAACAGAATGTCTGAATCTTCGCGGGTTGAATCAACACCCCAGTATGCGTTTCTCGCGTCGGACAAGCCGCCTTGAGAAGCTGATGCTCTGAGGTACAGTCTTGGATAAGTGTACGAGCCAGTGAAACCGATTTCGGTTAAAGCACCAGAAACGTGTACTAGAACCGAGCCAGAGCTTACGCCACCTGCCCAGCCACCTGCGACATCGGGATCGCCGTTGCCTAGATCGGAACCGGGCTCACCCGCACCTCCGTCCTTGCCGAATACGTTTTGGTAAGTGTTGCCGAAATCATTTCCGGGGTTGGCTACCATTGTCACTCCACCATCAGTTGCTACGGCTGCAGCAACCGAACCAGAGTTGATGCTGAATCCAAGGAAACGCGGTGGTCCATAGAATCCAAACGGAAGCAGAAGCTGGTCTGCGGTTCCGATCTCAACTGCGTTGTCGAGTTCCACACGAACAAACTTGGACATGTTGGGGTGCTCGCCATACTCTCTATAGCGCTTCTCGGTATCACTCCAGACAAGTCGTCTGTCACCAATCTTGCGACCAATAAAGTTTGTAGAAAATGGGTTAAGGTTACAGCCTGAGAATCTCTCAACAATAGCAACAGCATTGTCGAGGTCGTCAGCCTTGCGAATAATAACATCAAACGTACCATACTTGTCGTAGTCGTTCGATGAAACCTTAATGTTCTGAATAGCAATCTTAAGGTTCTTCTGCTCCCACTCACCGGGCGAGAGGGTAACAAAGCGGAACAACTTCTGCATGTTAACCGGATCATATGCCGATGTGTTGGTGGTCAAGTCCTGACCGAAGACCCAGCCAGACTTAGCCTCCTTAGCTGCCATAGTCATTACACCGGGGGTGTAGCTACTCAGCTTGAGAGGGGCAACGAAGCCATAGTACTGTCCGCTGTCGCCATCTGAGATATCTGCGGAGCCAGCCTCACCGGTATAGCCGGTAGCCTGCTGTCCACACTGCTCGACCAAGTGACGGTCGTAAGTCTCACCAAGCCAGTAGTGCCAACTGGGATCGTTTCCAGCACCCTGAGCAGTAATGGTTGCGTTAGTGAGCATGGGGTTCGTGTTGAACACGTTTCTAATATATTTTGCGGAAGATCTGTCAAAGTTAAACGCTGTCTCATGACGAACGGTAGAACCGGTCATGACCTGAGCCGTAAAGCCGCAATAGGTGCCGTTGGATTCAATCATGACATTGGAACCGGAAACGGTAACGTCGTCAAGCGTAGAGCCAGCAGCGGTGCCCTTGAGAGCAAGCTCACCGTTCTTCAGATAGAAGACGGCTGCTAGTGCTCCCTTGTTAGAGGTGGCTCCCGAACCGGAGTTCGCGATGAACAATCCGTAGGCGCCGCCATCGGTACCGACAGTACCGTTTGACCATCCGGCGTATCCAGAGGAGGATGCATCTTCGTGCTGCTCTCCTACCAGACGAACGATGGTACAAGCGTTGGTGTTACGCAGCCATGCCTGTGCAGCATATGCCGCATAGGTTGGTCCTACGTTATTTCCATCCCGCCAAACATCGTCGCCTTGGCGTCCACCAACTGGGGATCCAAATACTTCAATGAAATCTGAAAATGATGTGATACGAGTAGGACGCATTGCTGGTCCTCTCTGTGTGCGTCCAATAATAACTGGACCAATAGGATCACTGGGTCGTGGAAGTTGTGAGTTGTCGATCTCGTTGACAAACACTCCCGGTGAAACGAACTTAAACTTAGTTACTGACATTACGTTTAATCTCCTGCATTAATACATAAGTCCTCCGCAAATACGAGGGCTTTTTGGTTCTTGATACAGCTTCTTTGTCGCCATATTTCACTAATAAATAGTCAGCGAATCTGCCAACGGACACGAAAGAATAGAAATAAAGAAGGGGTCCGTTTCCGGACCCCTTCAGGTGTGTATCAGTTAGTCCGATTATTAAAATCAGATCAAGTAGTATACGCGAAGGATATCATCGCCATCGAGCTTAAGATCGGGGTGGAGTTCCACAGAGCCAGTTGCAATGGTGTAATCACCAGCAGCCAAGCTTGCGCCGGGCATAAGCATCTGACCGTTCAAGAATACCATCTCGCTTCCAGTTACAGCGTTCGCGCCACAAACGTAAACGCCAGTAGCAGAAGTGTAGTTGTGACCAGAGGATCCGATAACAGTATCGATAACGGAGTCAACCTTAAACTGACCGGAGACACTGGCAATACCATCACCAGCTTGGAAGTCAGAAAGAACAGAAACATCCATTCTCTTGAGCGTTCCGCCGTCTGATACCATAAGCTCATCAGTTGCTGTAAGACCAGATGCAAGAGCAGTCTGAGCAGAAATAGCATCTGTGTTAAGCATTGAGCCTTCGACAGCATTAGCTGCGATTGTCACAGCGCCGGCGTTAGACATGGTAACATCACCACTAACAGCAACGAGAGTACCAACGTTTGAACCATTACCAACCATGATCTGACCAGCAGTCACGGCTTCCATCTTGCTATAAGCAATGGCTGCATTTGAAGCAACCGAAGCGTTGACAACAGCGTTAGCAGCCAACTCGTCAGCACCAACAGCGTCGTCGGCAAGCATGCTGTTTTCAACAGCGCCTGCAGCGATTGTTAAAGCACCGCCAGCAGCGACAGTAGCATCACCTGAGATGTTGCCGAAGATTGAATCCTCAAAGTTTGAGAACGTAACCTTCTTAACAGTACCGGGACCATCATCAAGCATCAACAAGTCAGCTTGAGCAACAGCAGCACTACCGAGAGCAGCTTGACCAGAGATAATATCTTCAGCAAGCATGCCGTGCTCAACAGCACCAGCAGCAATAGTAACAGCACCGTTGTTCGCCATAGTAACATCACCACTGATAGCTACAGGGTTGTAGCTAGTGCCATCTGCAACAAGCATAAAGCCTGAAGTATTGGTATTCATGATAAGATCATCACCAGTAATGGTAAGATCGCCAAGAACAGTTACGTTACCAGCGCTGGTGATAGTAAGCGGACTTACTCCACTGCCGTGACGAATTTCGTATTGGGCAGCATTTTGGAGAGCAACCATCGACCAACGGTCGGCGGCGTCATCTGCATCATCAGCGCAAAGGTTAATAGTTGCGTTCTGACCTTCAACACCGAACACTTGGAACGGGTCAGGACCATGAACAAGCATACCGTTAGAAGCGGTAATTTGCGAAAGGAATGTAGAAACATCAGCACTAGAATCACCAGCAGTGACAGAGCCAGAAACCCGAAGGTAACCAGAAGTCTCAATACCAGCGGTCGAATAGTGTCGAGCAGAACCGGAAACACCAGACTCCGCCCAAACAGCCTTGCTACCGTCCCAAGAGAGGGCATAGTTAGCGGTGGGTGAAGATTGACCAATCTTAGTAACGTGACCAGATCCGTCAAAGGTGAAAGCAGCAGTACCGCCCCCTTCCTTAAGCGAACCACCATCATCGATAGTAATATCACCAGTCAACGAGAGGTTACGCATACCAGCGGTGTCAGCGTTGCCATCAAGGACAACAGCCTTGCTAGCAGCAGCCGTACCAGCAGCAGCACCATCAACATAACCAATCTCTGCATCGGTAAGAGCAGTGAGAGTGGTCAACTTAGCAGCAGTGACAGAAGCGCCAGCGCCATCAAGTTTATTAAGCTCTGCTGGGGTTGAACTGATCGCCGTAGTCGAAGCAGCAGCAAATGGAATCAAGTAACCAGACTGGTTCGCAATCTGAACGGTGTGGTCGGCAGTTGGATCAACCGCTTTAAGGGTTGTTTCGTTACCGTCATCGCTAGTGCCCTCAAAGATAACACCATTGGCGGTGTTAACCACTTCAACATCAACTGTCGTTGTGGTACCAGTCACGATAAGGTTACCGGGAATGGTGACTCTGGAGTTAGCACCGGCACCGATTGTTACATCGATTTCGCCGTTAGCATCGCCATCTGAGAGAGTGAGACCGGCAGTTGCCGTACCATCATGCTCAGCAACGAAGAATTCCAACTCACCGCCTTCGGCACCATTGCTGGCATCAGAGACAGAAGCTACAATCTTAGCGAAGAGAACCTGATCTTGGTTGTCATCATCTGCATAGAACTCAATCTGACCAGCAACGTCGTTATCAGCGCCGGCTGCACCCTTGTCTTTGACAAAGCGCAAGCGAGCACCATTGGCGTCGTTTGTGGTGTTCTTGAGAATAACGAGAGGATCTGCTGAGTTAGCAGAGCCCACCTCAAAGGTATCAGCGCTGACTTCGACAGTTGTAGCTGCCAATTCAATCTCTGTACCTGCGGCAATGGTGAGTTCTCCCGACCCGTCAGCGGAAATGCTTTCGCCACCGCCAGCGTCATAGAAAGAAATCTTAGTGCCGTCACCAGCGAGAACGAGTTCATCGCCAGACTCATCCCAGAGCAAGTATTTGCCGGATGTTGCACCGAACATCTTAACATCTACACCAGTGTCGTTGACACCGAAAGTGGTAGCGCCGTCAATCTGAACAACGCCATCAATGTCTACAGCATCGAGGTTTGTGGTTCCGTCGATATCGCAATCTCCACTTACGTCGAGAGAGCCAGCATCGAGTTCCCCTGTGAGAGTGATGTTGCGGAAAGAAGCTGCATCTTTGTTGCCATCGACAACAACAGCTTTTGAAGCCGCAACGGTACCGGCAGTCACACTGTCCAACACTCCAATCTCAGCAGCACTGATCGTAGTGCTATCGATTGTAAGGCTGGTGTTAACCGCTAAAGTACCTTCAATATTTGTATTATTATAAAGTTGAATCTTGGAACCCTCATACGAAATGCTACCGCCATCGTAAAAGGATAATGTTCCTACGCTACTCACTGAGCCCGATTCCATGCTCATACCACCAGTATAAATACCTTGGGCGAATTTCGCCGTGGTGGAGTTTGAACCAGAAAAGTGCGACAGTGCGTGCGCATTTACTAAAGTACGTGCCATTCATTTTACCTCCTATAGTAATAAATAAGCGTGCCAAACTTACTACCAAGAAGCTCGATGAAAAAGCGAGGGCTAACTACGACTCAGAGTCAGGCTCTTCATGACGCACAAAGCTACCCTCTTCTTCCTCGCCCGCAGGAAAGTTAAGAACATAATCGATAGTGGGTTCGACATTATAAGTAGTTCTGAGGTCGAGGATCTGCTGGGTCATTTGGGCATTTAATGCATTATTCGCTTTAATAAATTCTGCCTTCTCTTGTTCGTGGCGCAAAAACATTTCACCGCCGAGCCCTTTAAGGTTTTTAATCGACTGCATGGTGTTGAGCACAGGAACAAGGTCTTCGCGAGCAACTGGGATTTGCGGATCTGAACAAAACTCAGACTCACTCGCCTCCTCCTGTTGTACCTCTTGGGCTTCTTCGGGTTCTGCCTTTTCTTCTTCCTCAATATAGTCTTCGGGAGAACCCAAAGCTGTCTTAAGTTTGTTCCATGATTGTTTCCACATAATGTGCTCCTATTATTATTGTTTAACGTAGCTCACCACCAGCCTGTCTCCAGAGTAGGGTGCTTCCGTCATAGTGATTGTGTTTGTACTGATTGTGTAGTCGGCGCTGGCGCCGGGGGTGAGAATCAAACCATTGTGAACCACAGTAAGTGTTCCCTCGCGGGGGTTAGCCTCCAGCGTAAAGGATTTGTTCGTTCCATTAAGCGTTCCAGTGACCGATTCCAGTACTACATAGTCATCGTGATGAATTACGTCTCCTGAAGAAACGCCACCGCCACCGCCAGTGCCGCCGGATGTGTGTACCTTACCAAACTGTACCTGTGTCGCCAGCACTTGGCGGACATTGCGAAGAGAGCCTTCACTGGAGAATCTGGCAAAGCGCTCAGGCACTGGAAAGCCGTC